AGCAGCAATAATGAATGAACTTGCAGTAATTTCTGAGGCAGAAAAAAACGATCTTTTGTCAGTGTTAATTGGAACACAAGACGAAGAACCTATTAAGGTGGACTTTATTAAGATCTGTCATACAGGTGTAGATAAACAGGATAGGGAGATAAAACGTGGCTTATTCAGTCTCTCTAACCAAGAAGATCCAGTTTGGACGGATAAAGCGACGATCCATGTGCTAGCTCAGTACTTCCAATTTAGGGAGCAAGACGAGACAGGAAAGGTGCTTAACAAGTCACTGCTACAGCCAGACCTCCGCAAAGGTGAACCCTTGGATATGAAGGGAGGACTTAGATGTGGAAAGCCCACTCGTAAAGCGCTTAATCAATTGCCAGAGCAAGATCAAAAAATGTGGGCTTCTAGGGTTAAAACTGTTCGTATTATTCGCGGTATCATTTCCTACAAAGGTAAAACAGCGGATGGTACTGAGGTCGAAGTAAACAATGTACCTTTTCAGCATTACATGAAGGGGCTGGGTTATAATGACTTTGAGAAGGTTATAGAAAGCCTTCCCTTTGGAAAGAGGTATGTAGATTTCCATTGCACAGTTAACACTGAGCGTAGAGGTAATTATTACTACACTACATTCAAGCCAGATTTCTCTAGTCCAGCAGCCTTCACAATGCCTGTAGCTGAAACAACAAAGCTATTCATAGATATGGCTATGCAGGAAAACAACAGCATCATGCGACGACACAACGAGGCTAAAATGCAAGAAGCTTCTATCGGAGAAATCTATGATGCCGTATCTGGCGACGATCTAGATACTGATTTCTAATCAGGGGCTTCAACCCCTTTCCAAAAATATGGTGAATTATGCTTTCTACTCTAGAGAGCCAGCTTCGTGTTGTCTTAGACGATCTTTCCAATGAGCAAACCATTGAGTTCACTCAGGAAGATATGTCAAAAGCTATACGGCAATTTGAAGAGGCCTTACTTAAACAAACAACTCGTAGGGATGATGAATTTCGTCTGCGTATGAGTAACATTGGAAGACCTTCGTGTGTCCTACAGCAAGAAAAATCTGGGGCAGAAGGTGGTAGAAATGATTACAATCACTGGTTGAGAATGATGATCGGTGATTGTGTCGAAATTCTTGTACGAATGCTGTTAGAAAAATCTACGGCAAACGTAAGCTCTGATGGCGACGAGGTTTCCCTAGACGTTTCGGGTACACACATCAAAGGAAGTAGTGACATAGACATAGACGGAAAAGTCTATGACATTAAGTCTGCATCCGATTGGGCATACAAATACAAGTGGCAAGATGGGTTTCAAGGCGTCTATAGGGGTGACGATTTTGGTTATGTAGGTCAACTTTACGGCTATGCAGATGCCCAAAATAAAGAAGCTGGCGGATGGATTGTCGTTAATAAGTCTAGCGGCGAGATTACTGTAGTTGATGCCACTCCAACACCAGATCAGGAGCAGTTCATCCGATCAAATAGGGATCATGTTGTTGACTTAATCGTTAACAACCGCCCCTTTCGAAGATGCTTCGAACCGGAAGAGGAAACCTTCAACAAAAAACTTACAGGGGGCAAAGTCCTTTCAAATTCATGCCGCCTCTGTAAGTTCAAAAAAACGTGTTGGCCCAAGGTTAAATACCTCCCAAGTCCGTCAAGTCGCGCAACCCCCCCGCCGTACAAATGGTACATCGAGTATCCGAATGAAGACGCAATCCAGTAAGGCAAAGGGTAGAAAACTACAGCAGTGGACTAGGAATGTTATCCTAGAGCTTATTCACACGCTTGAAGAAGATGATGTGAAAAGTACAAGCATGGGAGCATCTGGAGAAGATGTTCAACTAAGCCCCGCTGCCCGTAAGAAGCTGCCCGTAAGTATTGAGTGCAAGGCGCGTAAATCGATTGCTGTTTATAGTTACTATCAACAGGCCGTTGATAATGCCCCAGCACATATGGAACCTCTCGTAATTTTAAAAGCCGATAGGAAAAAACCCTTAGCCCTAATTGATGCTGAGTTTCTTATGTCGGCCCTAGTGAAGGCAAACAAATGAGTGATATCGAAGGCGTAGATGATGTACCCGAAAATGCTGTTCTGATGATTTTATCAGCTGATGAAGACACCGGAAAGCTGACTGTTCGCATCGGTCACACGGTCGAGGATCATGCCGATCCTAACATGGTAGAATTTCTAGAAGACCTCTGTAATGGACTTAGGATACAGATCGATCTTGGCATGGATACCTTCTTAGGGGTTGGTCGTTTAGCCCGTACTCTAAGGGATACCCTAGATACTGAAAATTCCGTGAATTTTGAACCTGATGAGGAGCTTTTGAGGCTCATAGAGGAGGGTTCCGCCAGCAACGTAGTACAATTCAAGAAGGGAATACACTGATGGCAGAGAAATCATTAGTCGAGCAATTCACCACAGGTCCAACTAGCGATATGTTTGATACCATTGTGAATAAACCCCCGCATTATAATGCCAGCTCATTAGAATGCATCGATGCCATGAAAGAAATGGCAGTAGGAATCCTAAATCATAACAAATCAAATAAAGCGGTAGTTATTCCTGATCCCCATCAGTCATACTGCTGGCAGACAGTATTTAAATACATTTGGAGATGGCCTTACAAGAATGGCCTAGAAGATCTCAAGAAAGCACGTTGGTATTTAGACCGCCTTATCGAGTCTCTGGAAGCGAAGAAACGATAATGGATAAACGTGCGGGTGTAATGGGCGTCGAGCAAGTACGGGAGCATGAGGATGGCTCTGCTACATTCACATTTCACATGGATGCTCATTGCAGGTCTCTATTAGCCGAAGAAGGTTTGAAGCTGGTCCTACACTGTGCCGCTGCCAAGCTGGATATGCAGATCGTATATGATTTCATAGGGGATCATATCAAATACAATCAAGAAACGGGGGATGAAGAATGATAACATCATTTGAATATTTTGATGAGGATCCTACAGCAACCTTGCGGGATCCAAACACTTACTTAGGGGTAACACCCCTCTCGATGGTACTTCAGTTTATGAAGATCATGGGTCAATCTGTAGGACACCCATTCACCAAAAGCACTAAATTAGAAAAGCTTCGAAAAGAGCTTATAAAAGAAGAGTTTGCAGAGGTTATGACCGCCGATACCGCTGAACAAATTCTCAAAGAATTGGCAGACCTCATATATGTAACATACGGTTACGCAGCAGCATTTGGGTGGAACCTAGATGAAGCACTGCGCCGCGTACACGCTAGCAATATGAGTAAGCTGGGTGACGATGGTAAGCCAATTTACCGCGAAGATGGAAAAGTAATGAAGGGTCCAAAATACGAAAAACCGGACTTGTCAGACCTAGTATAAGAAGGCAAAAAATGAGCACATTTAAATCTAACCTAAATCCTATGTTCAGATCAAAATTTAGCGAGGACATATTCAATCAGAAGTATGCCCATGAAGGCGCTGAGACATATGAAGCTTTGTCTAAAACACTTATAGAAGATGTGTGTGGCGACATCCTAAGCAAGGAAGAGAAAGACTTCCTTTATCAGACCCATAGAGATATGAAATGGGTAGCGGGTGGTCGGTATCTGTATTATGCAGGGAGACCCAATAAGTTCTTTAACAATTGCTATCTGCTTAAGGCAGAAGAAGACAGTCGTGAAGATTGGGCTAATCTCTCATGGAAATCTGAGAGCGCACTAATGACAGGCGGTGGTATAGGTGTAGACTACAGCATTTATCGTCCTTCTGGAGCGCCTATAAACAAAACAGGTGGACAAGCTTCTGGCCCAATCCCCAAAATGAATATGATCAATGAGATTGGTCGTAGAGTTATGCAAGGCGGATCGCGTAGATCAGCTATATATGCCTCTTTGAATTGGAAGCATGGCGATATTATGGACTTCCTAAAGGCAAAAGATTGGCAAAATATGCCTGTAGGATCAACAGGTAAAAGTCTCTGGGATATCAAGCAAGAGGACTTTAACTTTCCTGCACCATTAGACATGACTAATATATCTGTGAATTACGATACTGAATGGTTATTGCAAGACCTTAAGGATCAGACATCTGGGGTATTTTTAGAAAACGTGCGGCAAGCCATGAAAACAGGTGAACCGGGATTTTCATTCAACTTCTTTAAGCATGAGAATGAGACATTAAGAAACGCCTGTACAGAAGTAACCTCAGCTAGCGATAGTGATGTATGTAACTTGTCCAGCATTAACATGGGACGCATCAATAGCGTTTCAGAAATGGCACAGATCGTAGAGGTAGTTACTAAGT